TGGTCTCCTTTATGACCACCAATCACTTATGTGATTGGCAACGCCCGAATCCTCGATTCACACTATGTGTGATGATTCTCGCAACCGGCAAGGAGTAACCAGTATAGACGTCTTGAGACACTTGGTAAAGGTCTCAGCGTGTCAACCACGACTACCGTTTATTGAAACGGTTAGAACAAACATTTAACCCTGTCACGGGGCTATAACCTAGCAGGCCGGATATCTTCCCAGACGCACATTACCCGGTGCGAGGGGCCAGTTATGACTGGCAGCAAGGTAGCTAACTAATGCAGTGGGGTGAAATAATCGTCAAGCACAGGCCTGACGTGTTCAACTTCCAGGTGCACAATTATGTCCTTAGCGGCAACATCAACGGCGGAGTACACGTAGATCGCCAAATCATTGACGAAATCTTCAATGGTAATGCCTTTGAAGATATCTACGTACATAGCCGAGACGACCTCCTTAGAGGAATCAGCAATCGCCAAAGCGGATTGGAAAGCCGCGCCGGGAACAGGATTAGTCTGAGTAACACAAGCCTTAACTTGCCCATTGATACTGGGAAGCAAGCCGAGCCAAAGAAGCACACGCCCCACTTTCAGAACTTTATTCCTCTCGGAAGAGAGTTCTGAAGGCAAGGGTATGGTAATTTGAATCGAGCTTTTGGCTTTGATCTCAGGGCAACTGGTCTCCCACTTAGTAATAGTATGTCCTCCTAACGCCTTAATGGCTCTACCTAAGCCAGAAGTAGGCGGTTCAACAATCACCGGTTGGATGCGCTTATTAATCTGAGGCTTAGCAGCACGTCTAGCGGCTGCTCGCCTTTGAGCTCTAGTCATCTTAACGGTTCCAGGTGTTGACATAGTGTAAATATTTATATATAATATGAAATACTCACGTCAAAGACATGAGAAAGTTATGTTAGACTTCTAACACGACAACCAAACAAACTACACTTCAAATAACCTCCACGGAGGACCTATCTCACCACGACGTTCTGAACATAGGGAATTGAACCCTACAGAAGCAGGCGATCGCTGATCCTAACGGCTGTCCGTGGTCTCCTATCCATGTAGCTGTTTAAGCAATCACATTAGAAGTTATCCGATTATCTACGGGGTTTAGGGGCTGAAGCTGGAACTCCAGCGATAGATTTGGCGGACATAGCAATCTTCGGTTTACTATCATTAACCGGAGACTCGTCTAATTCTTCTACAGATGTAATAACATTGTCATTGGAAAAATTCGAATTTGAACCGAGCAAAAGACCATGATCCACATTCTGGTTAGAAATGTTCTTAATATATTGTTTAAGCTCTTTCTTACCATAAGCCTGAAGTCTATCGAATGCGGTGACAGACACATGTCTTGGAGAATAACTTTTATAGTTATTCGGCTTAACCTTAAAGGAAGCATTCCAATAAGCATGCGTCATAGCGACGGTTCCAGTAACACCCACGACTCCATTTAATTGAGTGACCAGTCCAAAACATCTGTTTCTGCCTTTATTGCCACCTAGGACCTCCATCGGGCAATCATAGCTCGGCGAAAGAGCTATAAGAGCGGGAAGGGCGGACAACTGCACGGTGCACTCTTGATTATCTATGGAATCAAGGCCACCAGATGTAGCAATCACGCCAGAGTCACATAGCCTGACAGTAATAGAACCTGAAACACTGGATGAAACTGTTCTAACAATAAATAAGAGTACTCTAGGGATACTAAGAACGCCTGTGGACGGTACTTTGCCTTGTTCATATTCAGATTTAGTCCAAGATATTAACTTAGACATCTGTGTTTTTGGAACGAGATCGATATAATTAAACATCTTATCAGAGCTCAAATTTGTATACATTCCGAGTTTGCATTCAGAAGCCATTTCTTTAATGGCCTTCTCGGAGAAAATCTCACTGATAAGAGTGTTATTATTCGAACTCCCAACCTGTTCCGTAACAGTAGAAGAACGACCTGTAAAGGGTTTAACTAGGTTAGACATTTTCTTTAAAACAATCTAAAGTTTCGGGAACGCTGAGAGGAATTATAGGTCAACAGTATTTTCTTCCAAGCCGTCCAACGGGAGGACCTACTAACAAGAGTAGGGTACTGTGTGTTCCAACCTTAAAGATACACCGAAACGATAAATTGGAAAAAAAAAGAAAAAGTAAATTCTACAAGGGTTTAACTAGGTTAGACATTTTCTTTAAAACAATCTAAAGTTTCGGGAACGCTGAGAGGAATTATAGGTCAACAGTATTTTCTTCCAAGCCGTCCAACGGGAGGACCTACTAACAAGAGTAGGGTACTGTGTGTTCCAACCTTAAAGATACACCGAAACGATAAATTGGAAAAAAAAGAAAAAGTAAATTCTACAATTAGTTGCTTTATCGGAGTCAAGCAATTAGAAAGAATTTTATTTTATTTTAT